AAGTATAGGTATAGAAGAAACTACGGGTTCATTAATCATATCACAATCAGATATAAGAGTTTCTTTAACTTCTTCTAAACAAGAATCAGATTTAGTAGCTAAAGGATTTGGTGAAAAAGCAGTTGTATCAGCATCAGCCTTTGCACAAGGAGCGGAAGCAACAGCCTCTGCATTAGCGATTGGAGCTGAAGAATCATCTTCGGTAAACCACTCAGCAAGTTTTGAATTTACAAGAGAACAAACCAAATCATTAGAAGATTTTTCAGCAGGAGCAGTTGTATCTGGTTCAACAGCTTCAACACAATCATTTTTAGCCGCTGTATTAACAGCATCTATTTCATCATCAGTAAGTGGTGGAATAGCTATAGCATCTGCATCAGCAGAAAGTGTGGTTTTAAGAGAAGCATCAGCCTCATTATCAACCGCATCATCATCATTATCAACCGCATCAGCCTCATTAGCAGATGAAATTCATTCAAGTATTGTTCAATTAACTTCATCATTAAGTGAATCAAGAGCAATAATGGTATCATCATCTGCAGGTATAGATTATGCATCAAGTTCTGCAATAATAAGAGCTCAAAATATTACTGACGAAGGTATAGCACCAATAAAAGATGATGTAACTTCATCATTTTCACAATTAGGTGTAGTTTCAAGTAGTTTTGGTTCAGCAACAGCTTCAATAAAAACAATAGTAACAGAATCATTTACTCTTAATTCATCATCAATAGATTTCGCAGCAACTGGTTCACAAGTAAAAATTTTAGATGCGGCTTCTAATACACAAACTTCTGCAAGTAATGATGCTACTACAAAATCAGATTTCGCAGCAACTGGTTCACAAGTTAGAGCTTTAGAGTTCGCAGTTAATGCAAACACATCAGCTTCAGCAAATACAGCATCATTGTTAACAACTTCATCATCATTGTCTTTAGCATCACAATCAATAGTTTCAGAATTTTCAGATTCTGCGTCATTATTGAAAACAAACTTTGCGTCAGCAACAGCATCTGCATTAACATTTGCACTTAACGCAAACACATCAGCGTCAGCAAATACAGCATCATTGTTAACAGCGTCATCATCATTATCAGTAGCTTCACAATCAATAGTTTCAGAGTTTGTAACATCAGCATCATTATTAAAAGATAATTTTAGTTCGGTATCGCAATCAGCATTAACATTTGCAATTAATGCAAACTTATCAGCGTCAGCAAATACAGCATCATTGTTAACAGCGTCATCATCACTATCAAGTGCTTCATCATCATTAGCATTCTCTCTTGGTTCAAGTATTGATAATATTTCTTCATCAGTATTACAGATTACATCATCAGATAGTGAGATAACAGAATCACGAGCTACATTTTCTGGTTCACTCGCTCTTGACGAAGTAACATTTGTATCGGGTGGAGCCGTAGGTGGAAGGTCAGCCGCAGTTTCCGCTTCATCAAGAAGAAGTTTAAAAGATATTTTTGATATGAGACCTGGTTCAAATGCATTATCATTAAGAAATGATTTAATCGTATCATCTGAACAAGCGACAGGAAACACAACTTCATTTTCAACTTTTATTGAAACT